TCTTGAAGCGGTTGAGGTAGACCTCCGCGCTTGTGATTGCATCGCCCATGCTCCAGTACGCCAAATCGGGGAAATATGCGGAAATGCTCGTATTATTGACCTGATAATTGACGTAATCCGCTTTGTTTGCTTTCCGTCTCCACAACCACATGCGGATTGCGCCCACCTTAATCCACTGTGTTTTTGATGCGGGAATATATACGATTTCCTTGCCTAAGTTGCGGGCAAGTCCGATGATAGCCGCCGCCCGTCTATAGTCGCCTACACCATCGGGGATGTTCTGGAGTTCCCAAATGGGCGGACAGTAAATGCGGTCAACAATCACATAACTGGACTCTAAAGCGGAGCGAAGTGCGCAATCGTGGTCGGGGTGCCAGTGGCTAAGTACGAAGGTTACGTGCTGTAATTCATGGTCCTCCAAGAATTTGCGCATCTTCTTCCAGAGGTCACCCTCTCCGCCGTCAATCAAAATGGCGTGTTTGTCGTCATCGTATACGACTGTGCTGTCACCTCTGCGGTATTCGTAGGACTTTTGCGGGAGTGATGGTATATGAATGTGAAGCAAGTCACACCTCCTCATTGTAGCTGCTTGTGCTGATATGGAGCATTACACCCATTGCGGTATCAATCGCCATAATTGTCGCGGGGATTTCTGACACATACGGAAGCCCCCAGATTTTGCCGAGCGTCGCATAAAGCACCGCAAGAGCGGGCAGAATGGTGAGCGCAACCTCTTTCAGAACGTCGTAAACTTCGTTGCTCATCTTGAACATGATTAAATCCCTCCTTTAGCAAGTACCCATGTAACCGCCGCTGTCGCAATCATGGCAATGACGGAATAAATCAGCTTGTTCCAATTGTCGGCGGGTTCTGCCTCAATTTTGCGGAGTCTTTCGCCCTGCTCCGACTGCTCCGCTTGCATGTTCTGGAGTGTTACCAACATGCCTTGCATGGTCACTGCCATCTCGCCGAGTTTGTCGGAAAGCTCTTCCACCTTAGAGAGCCGCCTATCCAGATTCTGCATTTTGTCGTCGCTCCGTCCGATTCTCTCCATGTACTCATGGCGTGTTATGTATTCCTGTTCCAATGTGGTAGCCCTCTACAAATGAAAAGGAGCGCCCTAGAGCGCCCCATGTTGGTAGTTTAAAATGTCAGTTAATGTGTGCATTAACTCATTTGCATGAGTCTTAATATCAGCTCGTCACTCATCTGCGTCAAGGAGAGCCTGCACCTGTGCTCTCCATCTTGCAGGAACTTCGTCGATAGTCATTACGCCAGCTTTGATGCGGTTATAGTAGATTTTTGCCATTTTCCCACCTCTTTCTGATCTTCGGTAAGTTTAGCTATAGTATCGTCCTGTTCAGCTACGATTTCACCGACTTCTACAAGTGCGGTCATTATATCGTCAATGCTGACTGTGTTCTGCTCTGTTCCCGCCACTGCGTTCTCAATATCCGCCATGGTGGGTAAGTCAATTTTTTTACGTTTGAGTAACATTTGATTACCTCACTAATAACAATAACACTCCTTATATTGGGGGCCTGACGGCCCCCGGATCAAAAGATTCTCAGATAATTACGCAAGCCGGACAGCCCCGAAGCGCGGTCGTGGCGGTGCTGTGGGCGTAGTAGGCGGTGCCAGTGGAGGTGACAAGCCACGCAAAGTACGCGTAGCCACGATGCGCTGAACGCAAACGGCAATACTGAGCACTCGTCTTAGCGTTGTACGCGTATCTAATATGGCGGGCGTTAGTTCCGCCAGATCCTTGTACCTGCGGAGTGGACAATCCAAGACGCTCTTTCCAATAGGGCCAGTAATCGCCCTCGGCCCCTGCAAGCTGTGGCACGATATATTCCTGTTCCAGTGACGGCAGGAAGAAAGTGTCAAACGTTTCCTCGGTCGTTCCAATGTCTCCATCTGTCACCGTGTTAAGTGCTGTTACAACCTTGACAGGCTTGATGATATTTAAAAATGCCTCGTCGAATCCCGCCATGAATCCGCGCACACTTGCGAGCTGCTCAGGAGCGCGATCAAAAGGATTCTGAGGAAGCCACCATCCGCCCGCCGCCGCAAGGCTGTTGTAATACTGCCTGTTTGCTGACTGGCCCCAACGGTTATAACCATATGCTGCCCTCTGCAAGTTATTGTTTCCTGTTTCGCCATATTTGATATTAGACGCAACGGTCCCGATGCTTGTGCCGCCAGTTCCTTCTGTCAGCTCCAGATTTGTCTCGAGCGGCGTTGTCGCACTGCTTGAAGCGAATGTGTGGACTTTCCACGTAGACGGCGCATTGTCGGGAGCGCCCCATGTATAGATCTGGTCGTTTCTTCCGACTACAACCTGCCCGCCCGCAGGGATTTCCACCGTCGTGGTAAACTGATATGTTTTACCCGCGACACAATGTGCTCCCCAGTCCGTGCCGATCGTGAAGTTATACGTTCCGGGCGGCATAGCGGATTCCGCTAAATAGATAGCTTCCGACGCGTCGAACTGCACTCCCTGCATGGCGTAATGGCTCTGGATAACCATGCCGGGTTTGATCTCGCCATCCTCAAGCTCAAAGTTTCCGAACGCCACAATGTCCCACGGAAGCACATAGTCGCTCGTGCCGTCATTGTAATTGAGCATGATCTGATCGCCATATGAAAAGACATTTGGAGCTTCTCCCGCCCGCACAATCTCGTGAATCTCGTTAAGAGTTGCCACGGGGGTTGCGTGAGACTGTGCGTCCACCATCTCCGACAGGAGCAGATTCTGTCTTGCGAGAGCCTCAACGATCAGATGACCAGTCTCGTCTAAAATCACAGGTTTTTTAATTTTACTCATAATTAGCCCTCCAATTCTTCATCTTCTCCGAATTCAACGCAAAGCACACCGCCCTCAACAGACAGCCCCCAGTCCGTAATCTCGCTCTTTAACTGACTTATGTCCTCCGCATTTGTGGCAATCTGCTCCGCACTTGCTTCTACGCTTGCCGCTGCTGTCTCCGCACCTGTCTGCGCTGTCTGAGCGGCTGTTTTTGCGCTCTGTGCGGCTGTGTTAGCCGCTACCGCATCAGTCTTGGCGCTGGTAGCAGTCGCCGCCGCTGTGGTCGCTTCGGTGGCCTTGGTGGTTGCCGTAGATGCCGCACTCAATGCCTGGCTCGCATCAAGAGCCGCCGCATCAGCGTCCGCCTGTGCTTCCGCCGCTTTGGTCGTTGCGGTCGTTGCCGCTGTGGTTGCCTCGCTTGCTTTGTTGGTCGCTGTGGTTGCCGCAGTCTGGGCGGCTGTCTTTGCCGCTACTGCCGCGTCTTTAGCATCGACCGCAGTCTGTCCAACAGTGGCATAGCTTGCCATTAACTCGGCATATTCCTCTTCCGTGCCAGTGTATCCCTGTGATACGGCAAGAGCATATGCCGAAATATCACCTAAATATTGACTCATTAACTAACCTCCTCGACATATAACTTGCCGTCACGCATGAAAAAGTTGACGTGCGTGTTTTGCGTCCTGTCCATGTAGAGTTTCCCGTCCTCGATATAAAACCACAGATAACCGCTTTGCGCCGCCGCCTGTTCTGCTCTGTCTGCACTGGTCGCCGCACTGCTTGCACTCGCACTCGCTGACGTTGCCGCCGCAGTCGCTGTGCTCTCCGACTGTGCCGCATTAGCCTCAGACTGTGCCGCCGCCGTTGCGCTTGCTTCCGCATTTGCCTCCGCACTCTCCGCTCTGTCTCTCGCCGCTTCCGCCCGTGCCGCGTCGCTCGCTGTCTGCTCTGCGTCCGCCGCAGTGGATTCTACCGCATCATTGAGGGCGGCGATGGTCTGGTCGATAATGCTCTGTTGCGTGGGTGTCGGAATTGCGTCCGTGCGCGTCGGTCGTGTCTTGTTGGGTATCCTGATCGTTGCGATCGTGCGCCCCCACGAATCACCCGTAAGATACAAAAACGCATACACATCGCGCCCTGTGCTGATGTATTCGTCTGGGATTGCTACGCCGTCAGCATTTCCAAGCACTGTCATAGACGTGCCACGCATCAGGTTGTTGGAAAAGTCCACCTGATAGACCGACGGCAAATCTATGCCCTCAATCTTGAGAACCTGTCCATAGTCCTCCATGTAGCGGCTCGCCGTTACGAATTGCTTTCCGTGCGCAAGGTTCGCTGTAATAATATTCAATTCGCTCATTATGCGCCTCCAGTCTTGAGCCATACTTTGCGGACTGTAACGCTCGCATTGCTTACCGCGTTACCGG